TAGATTAAAAGAAATTGCATCATTCTCAATTTCATCGGTATGATATTGGCTGTTTTTAGTATGTCTTTCATTTTCTTTCTTTTCTTTCTTTTCTTTTATTGCATTGCTGTTGCTTTGCTTTTGTAATGCGTCCGCATTGCTGTTGCTTTTCTTTTGCTTTGCCCATCTTGTACGCGCTGCATCTCTTGCTTGTTCAGATTTAGCTTCTTTCAAATCCATACGTCTTTTTAATGAATGTGAAAAAAAGTTGCTGCCTGAAATAATAAACAAGTTAAAATCAAAAATTATAGACTTAATTTTATCCTTATCGCATCTTAATTCAAATGCAATTAAATCTAAATCGCATTCAAGTTCGTATGTAGATGAGTCTCTAAGCATTTCGATTAATGCCCAATAAATACCGTAACCTTCCCAACCGTATTTAAGTCGGAGTTTTAGTATTTTTTCGTCACTTCTTGAATTAGAATCGTGACTAAAATAAAAAGCTTCTTTTGGCATGGTGTCCATTTTTTAAAAGTATAAACCCCCTACCACGTAGGACACCACTCGAAACGCTTCGGGGGGTATTATTAAAATTCAAATTTAAGTCTATTGGATTGGTGTCCATGTATCAAAGATACTATTTTTCGATGAATTGCTCTTTACTTTCGGTTAATTCTTCTAAAGTGTATTGAGCAACTTTTACATCTTCGTTAAATTGGTTTTTAACATTTATCATTTCAGTTTTAATATTAAAACCATCTTCACGTAATAAGTGAACAACCGCTGCAAGTCGGTAAATGCCTAAATGTTTCCATGCTTCTAAAGGTTGAATTGGGTATTCTTCCAACCATGCTTTTAATCTTTCTTTTTGTGTCATTTTACTTAGTATTAAATTGATTTTGATAAAAGTTAAAAAATTCTCTTAGTTGTTTTTCACTATTGCCGTGTGATATTCTTAGCACTCCACGCTCTTTCTCTAAGTACCAATAATATTGCAAACCACCGTTTTTTAAGGCTTTTAGTTTTAGCTTTCCGCTATGAATCTCTTTGTACTCAAATTGATATTTAGTCTTTAAATTAACACAATGGTTTTGTAATATTCGCCTTAGCAGCTCGTGCATTCTTAGTTCTTTTAATCGTTGGTTTAAAAGTCGTATTTCTTTGGTTAAGTCAGTCATACTTCTTTTGGTTTAAATTCGAAAGGCATCTGTAAACATTGACACCACTTTAAAAACTCGGTTATTCTCGGCTCTGAGTGACCACTCTCCCAACGTGAGAGAGTGGCTGTATTAACTCCTATATCGTCCGCTACATCAAATTGAGAATAGCCCATTTTATAGCGTTTAATAATCATTCTTTCGATAATGCTTTCACCTTTGCTTGTTTGCATTATGCGCGCTATGTTGGTAGTTACTTGCATTAGAATAACGCTAATTGGTTGTCATCTTGATAACGGCTATTAACTTCTTTCATGTTTCTAATAGCTTGTTTAAAATAGCTTTCTTTTAACTCAATACCTATTGCCCTACGACCTAAGCTAACAGGGCTGTAAACTTCACTACCAACCCCCATAAATGGAGTTAACACAACTTCGTTAGGGTTAGTGTATAATTCAACTATTCGGTCTATTACATCAAGCTGCAAAGGGTGTACGTGCTTTTCGTCATCTTCTTCCTTAGCTTCTTTGTATTGCAATACTTCATCAATACGCACATCATCCCAAACAGCAGAAGCGTAACGCTGCCAAATGTAATGCGATAGCTTATTGCTTTTTGCATCTTCCCATCCTTTGTACTTTGTGTTTAAATGCTCCCAAAGTGTTTCAGAATTGTAATTAGTATCGTTTGCATTGTTGTAAGCCTGTAAAATATTAGGTAAAATAGGTGTAGCACCTGCGTACCATTTAAAGCCTGTTTCGTGCGTTACAGGTACTTGATTTTCGCCTTTCTTTGTAAATATTAGCATATAATCAGGCATTGCAGTAAAACACCTTGTAGAATCTTCTACTATAAACTTGTGCATTAAAGATTGCACCATTGTACGCATACGAACCTTTAAAGGCTCTTTCCAAATGGTTATACGGTTGCGATATTCAAAGCCGTACTTTTCATGTATGCGAATAATCTCATGTGGGAAATCCCAAAGTCGCGAAGTGTTATCGAAAACATCAGTACAATGTACGGCATTAATTCTGCCTTTTTTTGTTACCCGTGCCATTTCTTTAACAAGGTAATCGTATTGCTCAATAAATTGTTCTTTGCTTTCGCAGTTGCTAAAATCGCGGTGGTCGCTTGAATAATTGTACAGCCCCGCAAAAGGTGGTGAGTAAACACTTAGGTCAATACTTTCGCTTTCAAGTGTTGGTAATACTTCCATGCAATCAGAATTATAGATTGCGTAATTGTCTGTTACTAATTGATTTTTTACCATTTTGGTTTTATTATTTTTTGATTGAATTCTTTTGTTTGCTCTTTATAAATTGAATTAACGTTTTGAGTTAGTTGATTGTAAAGGTCTTGAGCTTTTTGGGTTTTTTCTTTAATAGCGTCTAAAACTCTTTTCATACCATCGCTAATAACCAAATCAACTACTACTTCATTTTTTTGTCCAAATCTCCAAAACCTTCTTATAGCTTGGTAGTATTGCTCATAACTCCATGTAGGAAAAAATACAGTATGATTGCAATGTTGCCAATTCAAACCAAAAGAAGTCATTTTTGCTTTTGTTATAATTCTCTCAATTTCACCTTTACTAAACGCTATTAATATTTCTTCTTTTTTATCAATTGACATTGAACCAATAATTTCAACAGCATCAGTATCTAATGACTTTAAAATAGCACTTTCATTGTTTGTATTACACCAATAAACAGAAGTTTTGCCATTTGCTAATTCAACAGCTTTAGTACATCTTTTTTCTTCTGTCATTTTTTGCTCGTGTCTAACTTCTGTCATCGTTCGAGCTAATGGAACTACTAATTGATATTGACCATAAGCATCTATTAAGCTATTATTCTCAACTTCGTGCGTATTTGTTGTAAGTTTTGGTAGTTTATATCTGTCATTTGAATAACCTAAATCAGAAGGCATTTTAACCATTATAGACCATTGATTAACCCATGCAAAAAAGTCATTTTCAGCGTGGGGCTTTAAATAGTACTTGCTACCTATATTTCTATTGTTGCTATCTATACTGTTTTGGTTACTTCTAAAGAATTTTGTTAGCATATCCATATAACCCATATACCCTAATGCTTCGGAGCTTGTGCCTAACTCGATGTAATCATTTGGCGAAGGTGTGGCAGTACTTAAAAACCTATAAGGTACTTTCTTAATAAAAGCAGTTATCGCGCCTTTAATCTTTCCATCAAAGTTTTTTAGTATGCTGCTTTCGTCAAGTATTACACATTCAAAATCTTTACTATCGAAGTAGTGCAAACGCTCATAATTACACACTACTATTTTTTTGGTGTGCTTACCTGTTTTAGAATACTCAATGTCATCAATACCTAACTTTTCAGCTTCGATAATAAACTGAAAAGCAACCGCTAAAGGTGTAAGTATTAATACCTTTTTATTTGTGTGGTTTATAATGTTTTTGGCTATGCTGATTTGCATCAATGTCTTACCTAAACCCGTGTCAGCAAATATGGCAATACGCCCTTTTTGTACTGCTTTTTCTATGATGTGCGCTTGAAAGTCAAAAGCAATGTCAGGGATATAATTAGCTTTAAAGCCAAAGTTACCCGTGCTATGCTGTTTAGCTTTTAAGAACTCTTGATAGTTCATTTCTTGCATTATTTTAATCTGTTTTTGATTTGTTCAAATGTAAATTGATAAAAAAGCCCTAAACATTTATTTCGATGAATAGGGCTGTTGCTTCGATGAATTAAAAAGGTAAAATATCGCTATCGCCTTGTGGAGCTTGTGCATTATTTGCACTACTTGTATTTTGCCCCCATGTTTTACCGTTACCTAAATAAATGTCATCTTCTTGACTGTCTTTAGGCTTTTGCACCTTAATCCAATGTGTGTTACCATATTGGTCTGCTCCATCTTTTCGCTCACCTATTACAATGTTTAGGTACTTGCCTTTTTGCCCTACTACTATTTTATCCTTTGGAATTTTAGTAAGGTCAATTGATGCTGTAATTACGCTCATATTGTTGAATTTATTTCGTGACTGTTTTTATAATCCGCCAAAAGTCTATTTTTCTTCATGTTTTCGCGGGCTATGTTTACCTGATTAATTCGGTGCTTTTTTCTTAATCGTGCTTCTATCTTGCAACACAACATATCAAAAGCCTGTGTAAAGGCAACTATTAAAGCTGCCATGATTAACATAAAACTTATCATTGATAATTTTTTAAAATTTCGTTTATTCTCTTTTTATCTACATAGCCTTTTTTACAGTTTTCTAACTCTGTTAAAAGCATTTCTATTCGTTCTTCATAACGGCTCACCAAATCGGTTAGTAGTTCGTTCTTTTTACGTTCTGTTAATAGTTCAATCATTCGGGTTAATTATTGTCGGTTTAGGAGTAGGTATATGCTTCTCCACTTCAATCGTTTTAATACGCTTTATCTTACGTTCTAACGCACTCAATTTGTATTCCAAGTATAAACCTATACAAAGGGTAATTAAAACGCTAAATATCGAAATTCTTATAAGCGCAAACCATGCGGCTTTATAGTTTGATTTTGCCATACTTCTTTTTAGTAAAGGTGTTAAAATAAAATTCCATGTTTTCGTAAGTTTCAAAGCCCCTAACTCGCCCATCGGGGTAGATTATTTTAAAAGGAAATAGGTTTCGCTTATGGTTAAAGCTTAATATGTCTAACTTCATATTAAAGTATTTATGAACTCTCTGCACTCTTTTACTCTTTCGTAGATGCTCAAAATTGCATCATTATCGCGCTCAACTTTAAAGCTCTTTATCTTGTACTTATCGTCAACATTATCGTAGCTCTGTGCATATTGGTCAAGCTCTTCAGGTGTGTCTAAAAGTACATAATCAACATACGCCACGTTGCGACCTGTTAAAGCCATGTAGCCCTGCATTTGCCACCAATAGCCCTTATCTACTTCTTGCTCGAATAAAGGAAAAGTAAAGCAATCCCATGAGCATTTAGTGTCGCGTATTTCTTTTGGTGTAATGATATCGGGTGTTCCTGTTAAGTAATCGCTTTCAAAATGCTTTTCGTTTTTTACCAAAAAGTCGTAATGATAGTAATTTTCTACAAAGGCTATTGCGCTCATTTCAAGTTGAATGCCTTTATCAAGATACTTTGAATAGATTTGTTTACGTGTGCCGTATATCCGTTCTTTTAGCCATGTTTCGCAATAAGCTTGAGCCGTTTTACTTAACTCGCCTTTTTTGCGGCTATTGGTCATTATATCGCCAATAGCCGAGCATCTTATTTTAAATTCTCGCATAGCTTTTGTTCTATTTCGTTGGTTAACACAAATCTCATTTTAACTTGCTCTAATGTGGCTGTTTTCTCTTTTAAGGCTTTTACAACACTTTGCCATTTAGGGTGATTTTGGTTAAGCTGTGGTAAATCGCAAATCCTAACAGCATCCATCAACTGCCCAAATGCTTTTATTTGCTCAACTCTAACCGCTATCTTTTCATTAACCCAATCTTCAATGTAAGGAGTCTTTAAAAGCTCTGTAATAGCTTTAGAGTTGGTAGTGTTTAATATCATAGGTTTAGCATTTTCAACGAAGTGACAAACGCTGCAAAGCTCTTTACTTTTGCTTTGTTGGTTGTAAACTTCTTCTTGCCTTACTTGCTTAATTGTAAGCAATTTTATTTCGTTAGGCTGAAAATCCCATGCGCCTAAGTAATCTGGGTTCTGTAATTTTTTCCAATGTGTTTTCATCTTACTTCATTATTAATTTGTCCGCAAAAGTTTTAATTGTGTTCTTAGCGTTTTTGTACGCTTCCATAAACTCGGCTTTGTTGCTCTTTTCGTAGTTGTTAGTTTCTACAATCATTCGCTTCCAATGGTCAATAGGAAAACGCCTTTTTGTTTCCATTATATCAGCTGTACCATCTACATAATTTGCTACTGTCATTTCACGGCAAAAGCTACCATCTTTTAATATACACATTTGGCTGCCTGTTGCTTTGCTTTTAAAATAAATTTCCATTTTACTTAAATTTTAAAATTGTTTTCTCAAATGACTCTTTACTAAACTTTGTTTTACGGTATTTCTTGTATGCGTTATAAGCTGCATCTAATCCTAACTTGTGGTAAATTTTAATTATTTGTGTTATAGTCATTTGTTTGATTTAATGATTCAAAAGTATAGTTAAAGCCTACTCACCTTAATTTATTTCGATGAGTAGGCTGTTTTATTCGATTAATTGTTATTTAAAAACTCTTGCAAGTATTTAGGATTCCAATTCTCTTCCGTGTCAATCTCAGGAAATGGTTTAGATTGCGCTTCTTTCATTGCTCTTTCGTGTGGGAAGTATGGACTCCAATAATCGTAAACTTCTCTTTGCTCAGGTGTTAAGGCTGCTCTTTCTTCTCTTTGTTGCTTGTAACTTTTCATCTTGTTTGTTTTTTAATTATTTGCTTTATATCTTGCTATTAATTCCGCTTCCAATTCTTTTAACTCGTCAGCTTTAGCGCAAGCATAGTTTAAATGCTCTCTTGCAGCGTGAACTCGTTTCGCTTCTAAATGCTCCATAGCTGATTTTGTAGCGTATTTTTTTGCTCTAACTAATTTGTTTGCTTTTTCTGCAAGTTGTTCGGTGGTTAAATTGCTAAGTGTCATCTTATTTTGTTTTTGTTTGATGACTCAAATATAAAAAGGCGCATCAATCGACACGCCTTTTTTAGATAAACTGCAATATACTTTCGACTAATCGTCTATTTTACTCGCTAAAAATAAAGACAATGAGTAAAATGTTTCATAAATACGACTTAAAATGGCTAAAGGTATTGTAACCAAAAAAACGGTAACAAGCAATAAGATGTAAACTACTTTCATATTTTAACCGATTTCAACACCCTTACTTCTGCGCCTAAGTTGTTTTGTAATGCTCTCCTTTTGCCTTCATATTCTGCGTAGTATCTATTCAAAGCAGGTATTAAGAATTGCCTAAGCTCTTGGTCAACTTTAATATCTACTTGCCACATAATAATTTACTTTTAAAAGTTACATAAGTAAAGTTAAACACTACTAATCCCATTGCATAAGATAAGCCCGCTAACATCACGTTTAAATCAAAAGCATATAAGCATAAGGCAAATACTATTGAGTGCCTTAGAAGCCCCGCAAAGTGCCACCAATCAGTAAATGCAACCAATAAAGAAGCACTTAAAAAAAACTTCTCTTTGTACTTTGCTCCTACTAACTCGTGATATGCTTTATAAATAGGGTGTAAAGTCTTAATATCTTCAAAAGGTTGTTTATACTTATTGCGACAATTAAAGCCCTTACCTGTGCTTAAAATCGCATCTTGCAAACCTTTAGCGGCGAAGTAGCTAAATACCAAAAGCGTTATTATCATTATCGTCTTTTTTAGTGATGTAAAGGTAAAAATGAAACCACAATGTAACCATGATGTACCCTGCAATTATGACAAATCTTGGTGAATCTGTTTGAATGAAAGCTATGGTTAAAAATACATAGGCTAAAAATGTTGTTATGTAAGGTAAGTATCTCATACTATAAACATTTACCGGCAATTATTCTAAAGTTATCGACTTGAAATGTACCATCTTCAAAGCTCTCAACCGTTGCAGCTCCGTGATTCCATTTGATGTAGGCTAAAGGTGAGTAGTCAGGTGTTAACGTACATAAACAACCTGTACTAAATACGCCTATTTTATCCCCTTTACCTGTGCCTTGATGATGTGTACTTGTTTGGTGAAAATGCCCTAACATGGTGCTGCAAAGCATTTTGTTAAACATACCTTTTGCAGGGTTTACAGGTGAATAAGTGCCGTATATTTCATGTCCGTGCATGATAGTTAATTTGCCCAATCTTGCTATTCTTGAATCGCTTATGTACGTTATGTCATTTGTAGCCAACTCTAAAACATTTTCTAAATCAAAAGTGTTTAGGTGGCTCAACTTATCTGCATTTTTCCAAAGGTGTAAACGCCATCTATTCTCATGGTTGCCAAACTTGTAGTAAACTTTATCAAATAAAGTATTAACGTAATTTAAAAATTGCTTAGTTTGGTTTATCTCGGTTTCTATGGTAAACGTTTTTATTAAACGCGGGTCAGTAGTAAATCGAGTTGTCCAATAGTTATCCATTACATCGCCATTTAAATACAACTCGGTGCAACCTTGTTCAATGCCATAATCTAAAGCACTTTGCAAAGCTTCTTCATCGTGAAATGGTAGATGTATATCACTAAGAACAAGGTACTTTTTACCTGTTGGCAAAATAAAATCCTTTTTATCTTGCGCTAAACTTTGGGGCAACTTGTGCGCTTTTTGCCCATGTTCAATAGTGCTTTTTAAGGTGTAAGGGCTGTTAGGGCTTGAACCGTCACCCTTTGCGCCTGTGTAACGTCTTACGCATTCTCGGGCATCTTCAACATCTTTAAAAAGGTCAGGATAGTCTTTGTAAATTAATCGCGCTAAACCTTTCTTTGAAATTTGCCCTTCGCGTAATTGGGTTTCATAGTCCTTAACGAATTGTAAAACGATTTCGCCTTTTTGTAAAATCGGCATAGGTATTTATTTATAGTTAGTTCAAAATAAACTAAATGTGATACTATAAAAATCAATAATTCGACAAATAGCGGCATATTAAAGATTAATCACCAAACTTTCGCTTTAAATACTTTCTTACAAAAAAAGAAACAGCCGTTAAAGCTATCGCACTACATACGCTTAACAGAAATCCTAAGATGCTATTAATAATATCTTGTGTGCTAAAGTATATAACATTAGCACCTACACTACCGACCCCTACATCTTTTAATTCATCTGCTAACTGAGCCTTTAAGCTAATAATCTGTGATAACTTCATTAAACCATTCCTAAGAGATTAAAAGAACTATTTCCACCGCTTATACTTACGCCACCGTTAGCGTAACCTTCAAAACCACTTTGGTCTGCTCTATCAATTATGTACTGTTTAATCCAATTCTCGTAAGTATTCTTATAGCCTTGCCATTGCATAATGCGCCTTTGTATTGCCTTATCTTCGCTTTGCCCTTGTTGTGGGTTAAAGTTTACAATACCTGCGTTACCTACTTGATAGGCTATCTCTTCAAGTGCGCTAACTCCTATACTCCAATACAAGAAAGGCTTAACACCGCTTGCTAATAAGGTATTTAACACACCGCTTGTAGTTGCGTTGTAACCACTAATATTAATAGTGCCATCATTCATCCAACCACTCGCCACAACATCATCATAATACCCGCTTGACATAACAGGGCTTAACTGTTGCAGTTGCACCGCTTCGATTATTGGCGTTACAAAAGCTTCATCTAATCCTTGATGAATAGGTAAATTATTGATTACCTGACTTGCTGTTATTAGTGCCATTTGTTGTTTTTAAAAGTTCGTCATCTTCTGCCATTTCTCGCGGCTGCCCTAACTCTTCTCTTTGCTCCTTAATTCCTAACACTAACTTAGGGTCAATACCATCAACTTTACTTACAGGTGGAATAGTAGGTATTTTAAACGGCTCGTTAGGTGCGCCAATAGTTCGCTCAAATAGATAATTATACCATCTAAATTTAGCTTGTCGAAATGGTATACTTTCAGTTGCTTCAAATAGTTCCCACTCTGTTATAAGTTGTTGATTGCTTCCTAATTGACCATTAGTTGTAATACTTGCAAGGCTCTTGGTCATGTTGTGAGCCTTTAATATATTTCTTTCAGCTCTTTCGCTTTCTGCATGAAATTGACCATCTGTAGTTCTATCAACTCTTTGCAAAACAGCAGGTTTGCCATCTATTGGGTCAACAGTTTCAATAATAAATCCACCGTTATTGCCTTCGCCTGTATGTTGGTCTTTTATTTCGTTCTTAGCTTCTTCAAATTCTTTTTGGTCTTTTACGTTTTTAAATACAGTCATTACCATATCAGCACGAAAGCCATTATCAAACTCATCTAAATTATACTTGCTAATTCTATATTCAATGTCAATATCATTAATAGCACTTACATAATGTGGTCTGCCATAGAATTGACTTCGCGGGTCGTAGCTTTTAAAATGAGCAATTGACCTTTCGTAAGGTTGCTCCGTGCCATCTATGTTTTTGACTATACCAAAGTTTGGAAAAGAAGGGTAAAAGATAGGTTGATAATACTTAGGGTCTGTGTTGTACTTTGTCCAATCCCCACTATACCAATAACCTTTAGTTTTTTCCATTTGAACTTTTTTAGAAGCTCTAAAACCTTGCGGAGTTCTATGGTAAAATTGATATTCGTTTTGACTTATCTTTACTATTTCAATATAGCTGTTTCCTGCCCAATCGGTATCTTTAAAATCCTTGCTTACCAAATCTTGCAAACTTTCACCATATGCGTTTAACTCGCTATGTGTGTTTAACCACGCTTCATCTTCTGTGGTAATTCCTTTGCCTAAAAAAAAGTTTAACCGCTTATTTAAACAATCGGCATGAGTTGTTGAGCGCAATGCTCTAAGTGCTAATTGCTCTAAGTAAAGGTTGTTGTATTTACCATTCTCAGGATAACACAAAACCCAATCTTTAGCATCTTGCTTATGTGGAGCTTCTTGTGGTTGTGTTGTTACCTGACCGCCTAAATCAGTTTGACCATAAGAAAGGTTGTAAACATCTACCTTGCTATTACTTAGGATTAGCTTCATATCTCTCTACAAATTTATTTCCTTCTTCAAAGATAAGTTTCAATTGTTTTTGACTGCAAAGCGATAACGTGCGTTTAAATTGACCATAATAAGTCATACCGCCACATCCTTTTTTTGGTCTGTATTTATATTTGATTGCCATATCTAATAAAAAAGGGTGAGCGAATAACAACACTCACCCTTTCGGTTTTATTGGGTATAAGGAGTATTAACTCTCAGGATTAGCACCTGTGTACTCATAGGCACTAACAATGTCACGGCAAGTAAAAGTTAAGGTTGCCATCTTAGCATCTCCAAGTGCTTGACCTGTTGCTATTGCAATTCCTGTAAGTCTTACTCTACGTTTCGCGTATGTTCCAACCATCCACCAACGATTATTAGGTGTGCCGTTATTTGGGTCACCGTTATCCTTTAACAAGGCTACCAATTCACAAGTATTCTTATACTCTTCGATTTGGTTTCTTATCGCTGTGGTTAGATTTGGAACAGGTACGGTAATTGTGTGAACATCAACAAAAGTTCCGTTCTCTTCTTCTGCTGCTACTTCCCATGTTATTTGTTCATCATCAGTTTGAATCTCAACAAATGTACCTGAAATGGTAGCAGACGTAATTTGACCACCTGCACGGGTAAAAGCTGAATCTGCAACACCCGAAGCAGTTGCAAAATAAATCTTTTGAACGCCACCGAATGCGCCTTTGTCGTTACAGTTAGTTGTTATTGCTGCTATTGCCATAATTCAGATATTAAAAGAAGTAAGCTAAAGAAATTAATTTTGGAGTTCTAACCTTTGCACCACGAACCGTCTGAGTTCTCATTCTCAACTTCTGCTCGTCTATGTTGTACCAAGTTTCAAGGCTTGTAGAATCAACACCGTAGTCTGTACCAATTACCAAGTTATCTTGAGTTGTTAAAAGTCCTAAGTGGTTACCGCTAACAGTTAAAAGAGTGCTTAGTGGATTGTCTGCATTGGCTAAATCTCTTTCCCACTCTAATACTTGAATAACAGGGATACCATTAAATGCAAGTGTATTCATGCCATCTAATACCATCATGTTGGCCATTTCAGTTCCAAGGTTACGGAGTGATGCTTCGTAGTTTTGGTAAATTGTAGGGCTAACCAAGTATCTTAAATCAGCTTTGTTTCTACCACGTAAGGTAATATCTGAATCGTCATACATGGAAGGTAAGATAGTGTCAATAGCTGCATCTGTGTTAAGTGCGCTACCTGTTGTGTAACCGCTTATAGTTGTCTTAGTGATGTTGCCACCGTTGCCATTGTAAAGCATATCTAAGAACAAACCATCGTAAGAACCGAACACGTCAACACCTGATGCGTAAACACCAAACCAATCACATGAAATCATGTTGTCAATGGTTTTATCTACAAATTCAGAAATCAAGAAATCAGCTAAAGGAGTTCCGCTTAAATCAGCTCTACCTACACCGTTGCCCAATACTGCGCTCCATGCGTTAGTGCTGAAAGTTGTCCATGCTTGCTCACCTTCTGATTTAATTTCTTTTACTTCTAAAGTGTTGTCAGTGATGGTAATAGCTCCCGAAGTTGTGAAACCCGCGCTATTTCCACGCTTTAACACATCGTTAAAACCTGTTGAATCGTATAAGTTAAGCTTGTACTTAACATTGTCGTAAGTAGTAACAGCAATGTTATGAGTGCTGCTTACGTACTTATTAACGTAAATTTCCAATAGTTCGTCACCTGCGAAACTATGGCTAAATGATACTGATGCTGCGTTTGCCATTGCTGCTTATTTTTTGTTTTTGTATTGTGCGATTTTTTGCGCTCTTGCTTGTACTGCTTCGTATTCTTTCTTTTTTGAATCACTAAAGCCACCAAGTAAAGATGCTTCTAATTTTTGTTTTTCAGTCATTACAACTTGCTCTTCGTCTGATGTGCCTTTATCATCGCTTACCGCAACTACAGGCGCACCATTGTTTTTTATTGTTTCTTGCAACTCTGCGTTTTTAGCTTTTAATGCTTCCAACTCTTCAGCTTTGTTTTTCAAAAGCTCTTCTCTTTCCGCTTCAAGTTGGGCTTTAGCTTCTCGCTCTGCCTGCAACTTGGCTTCATACTCAGCCTTTACAGGCTCAGTAATCTCATTCTTGATTGCTTCTACTTCGCTTTTATTGCTTAGTCCAAAGAAATCTCTCATTTGTTCTACGAATGATTTACTTTCCAATTTATTATTATTTAATGTATTAAGCACTTCTTTAGGTGGGTTATAACGTGCTGCAAGCTTCATAATGCTCTCATTGCTTACGTTCTTTTTACCTTCTCTATATCTTGATGCAAACCCCATTTCAACTGTTTCTTTTGCATCCATCCAAGTAGTAGCATTCATTAAGCTTAGAATTTCTTCTTTGCTTTTGCCCTTCTTGTTATTGCTTACATAAATATCGGCTAATGAACCGCCAACCTTATCAAGCATATCCGCAACCTTTCGCATTTCGTCTGCATTACCCATCGCAACGGTTAAAGGGTCGTGAATCATCATTAGACTACCTTCTTTCATTGTAATGGTAGAACCTGCTTGAGCGATAACGCTTGCCATGCTTGCTGCTAATCCATCAATTTCAACCTTTACACTTCCTTTGAAATCTTTTAGATAGTTGTAAATAACAAGCCCTTCAAATACAGAACCGCCACCACTATTAATACTAACCTTAATTGATTTGGGTTGTGCTTTTTCAATTTCAGCAATAACCATCTCGGCACTCGTGCCACCAAAGTAAGCTCCAAGCTCATCTATTTCACCGTGAACTCTTAGAGTGAGTTCGTTAGATGCTTCGTTTTTGATTAAATAGTTTTGCATACGTTCGAAATATAAAATAGCTTTATATAACTTTGTTATAATTTATGAAAACGGTAATTAGCAAACAAGGTATTGACCTATCAGATGCAAAGACTGAAAAGGTAGGAAAGGATAATAGATTAATGACCATTGCAGGGGCTTTTTTACTTTGCTTTATCCCATTAGGTAGCGTTGTGATGCTTATTAACGCTTATATCTGTTTTACCCGAACTTATGTAATGGTATTTCATCATGATGGTATGCAAAACAATGAACTTTACAGGCAATTAAATCAAGATGAAATAAAACATGAACGTATTAACTCTTACATCTATTTAGTAGCTCTTTTATTTTCAAGAGTGCTTCCCGTTGGCTATTATCTTATGCACCATAATTTCGCTTAGGTTCTTATCATTAGCCAACTTTGCAACTGCATCACCGCTTCGCATACTTCTCAAAAGCCTATAATATTCTTCTCTTATTAGGTGGTTTCTAACTGCTTTCTCATTAAGATACCCTGCTTCGTAAAGTGCATGAATATCTAATTTACCTGTCAGGCTTACAAAGTAATTTAACTCCCTATCGCTTAAAATCATAATGTGCTATTTACTTCTACTGTGTTAATTCCGTTTTGCATTGCCGTTGTTACAGGTATTTGCAAGACTGTTTTTTGTTGCATCATTGCCATTTCAATAGCCTTTAATTGCTCGCTCTCTAACTGTTTATTCATTATACCACTCATTGAAGGTATAAAGCTTGTTAAGCCGCCTGTTTCAAATTTCTTGCCGCCCCCCGCTTGATTAATGGCTGACAATATCGGCTTAAACATTAATGTACTTCTTTTATTAATAATTGCTTCGCCCCCTTCTGCTTCGTGTATTCTACCCCCTACTTTGAACTTAACACCACCTTGAGCATGACTTGCACCTTCAAACATTCCACCTTCTGTAAGACCACCTTGAGCAAATTGTGAAGTTACATAAGCCTTTGCACCTTGCACCGCACCAATTAACAAAGCGTTTAATGCTGCTACCCTTGCTACTGCACTCGCTCCAAAGGTTGCAACTGCATCAGGTTGAGCTAATGAAATACCTGTTATCTGTGCGCTTAGTACAGGTATCATACCTTGCAAAGTATCAAGCAATCCTAAAAGTAGTATCTTTTTAAAGTTTTCAATACTTGTTGCTCCACTACCTACCATCTCACCAACTGCTAATGCGATACCTTCAAATGATTGTGCGCCAACTCTACCCAACTTTAACAAAGTAACTTCATAATCTATTGCTGCTCTATTCATGTTGTTATAAGCCTCAACTGTTACGGCTTCTCTTTCAATTGTAGCTTCTGTTAATTCTTCTGTTATTGCTAACTCTTCACTTATAGCAACTGTTCTTCTCTTTATTACACCCGCAACACCGCTTTTTTTGGCAGTTGCTTCTCTCTTGTTTTGTAGCTCATTGAGTTTTGTCGTTAAGGTTCTTTCTAACTTTAAAGCGTCACTTTGAACATCATTAAATCGTATGTATTCATCAACTAATTCTTTTAAATCATCTACCGTGCTTGGGTCTAATCCGATTTGGTCTATTAAAACATTAGCTTTTGCCGCTGCTTCATCTAAAGTTGTAAATCCTTCATCTAATTGTTGCAATACAAAGTTTAATTTTTCACGCCCTTCGACTTCACCTAATATGTTTTGAATCTTTTGTTTTTGCGTTTGAATCTCCAAAGCGTTAAGCCCTTTTTGCAAATCAATGGCTTTTTGAATAGCGTTTATTCTTTCGTCTAATGTTTTATTCTCTTGTTCTGCAATTAGCTGTAAATCCTTTATTGCTCTTTTTGTATTAGCCCTTTGAGCGTTTAATAATATTTGCGCTTTTTCTAATTTAATTGCCCTTCTTTCAAGCTCACCTATTAATACTACTTCTCTTTCCAACTCATCTCCCATGCCTTTAAACGCATCTGTTAATCCTTCAACTGCACCTTTCCAATCTCCCCTAAAAAAATCAAAGATTGCTTTACCTGCAATGGTTAACCTTTCAATTAAAACATTTACAACTTGCCCTATTTGTTTAAATAGCACTCTAATTGTTTCACCGCCTTCCCTTGTGCGACTAAAATAACTAACTACTGATGCTAACGCTATAACTAAAGCCCCTATACCCGTTGCAATTATAGCAAATCTTAACAATTTTAGCATTTTGTTAGCTCCACCTATTGCCCCTGTTGTAGCTTGAACTGCTCGAGATGCTTGAGTAAATTGCGTTGTTACTTGACCAACATTAACTCCCATAATGTTAAGTTGACCTGCTGCATCTTTTAAAGCTAATTGATAATTTCCTACATTACGAGTATGTACACCGTTAGTTGCATCTAACTTCTTGAGCCTACTGTTTATATCGTTTATTCGTTTGCCGTACCTTTCATACTCTTTTTGCCCTTCTTTAGTTGTTATGTTTATCTGCTTTTGCTGTCTTTTTAATTGAGCCATTTCAGCACTTAGAGAATCATAACTGCCTTCAACAGCACTTGCGCTTTTCGATAATGCTCTCTGACTCGTTGCAAGTTCTTTATTCTCTTGTTGCAACTTCGTTATTTCGACAGCGTTTTCTTCATAGGCTTGTGAAAGCTCTTTTATAGATTCTTTGTTTTGCCTAATTCTAACGTTTAAAGCAGCCGCTTCTTTTAATGCAGCATCACCGCCCTTTACATCAAACTCGAATATTATCTTTTCTGTTGCCATCTTAATTACCTTCTATTTTATAAATAATGTCGTAAGCATGAGAACTCGTTGCATAAATATCTATTTGTGATGTGCTTAAAGTATTGAAATGCAAATCAGCATTACCACCGCCACCGTTTAAATTAATAACCATTGCACTTGCAAATGTTATCTCATTAAAAATAGCCGTTCCGCTACTTGTCGCATCGTGTGTAGGATAAATAGTTAAAGTACCATCACCTGCTAAAGTTCCACTTCCTGTAAGTTGCTTGTAAGAGCTTCTTTTAACTCCTGATGTAGTGATATGCCAACCATCATTAATAACCCTGTCACCGCCTACGTTTAAGCTAAATTGACCTTGTTCTCTTACTACTTCAAATGCCGTTGCTCTTCCACTTGCAGAAGTACCACCCCCTACTTGGAATATTGCATCCGAATTAGTTTCGTTATACTTGCCAAATTGGTATTGATTGCTCCAATACGTTTTTAAACCTTCGCCAAATTGAACGCTGTTGGATTTATTAGGTGCTTGATTACCTTGCCCAAAACCAACTCCGTAATAATCATCATCAACAGGTTTAATATTTTCACCGCTTACCTGCGTCACATCAAAGCCACCGTTACTTGGTAAATCATTATTTGGCTTATGTGTTACCGGGTCAAACTTCTTGCCACTTATAATATCAATCCAAGGCGTATTATTTGCAGGTATATCAAAAGTATAGTTAACTAACTTAATTAATTCAACTTGTGTAGGCTCATCATTTAGCGGGTTGAAGTCTATAATTTGATTGATTAACCACCATGCACCATCTAAATATATCTTCTTATCTAATGGTCTTAAAGCTATGTCACGCTCATTCAAGTTAAGCCAATAGATTGAAGTAATACCATTCCAAATATTTCTATATTTAGGCTCGAAATAAGTTCTAAAAGCTCCATTTTTACCGTCAAAAGTATCCATTGCTAAACTTTGCCAAGTATCGCCACTCCTTGCCCTAAATACTAATCTCGGCAAGTATGCGTATTCTTGCACGCTATATTGAAAGCCTGCACCTACATTCATTTTAAAGTTACCCGCTGCGTTCTTGCCTTCATAGTAAAGTATCCTATTAGTAGGTATCATACCACTACGCCCCCCGCTGTATTGAGTGCCATCCTTTGTGTTCCATTGAATGTTTGGAATACTTAAACCAAATTGACTCAAATCATAATCAACCGTTGCGGCAAATAAATGGTTTTCAATCGTGCGCCTTCCTTTTTTGTAGTTTCTCGGCAACTCTAAAAGGTAGCTTCCATAAGGCTCAATATCTTCATTCTGATTACCAAACTTTGTTAATTTAAAGTCGGTTTCATCATCCTTATACTTGTGTAATATTTCCCTGTTTAAATTATCACCTAAATAGGTGTTTTGCGCTTCTTGCGTTTGATTCCATTTTTCGCTCCAATTTAATTCACCGTTGTAAAAGTCATTGTAAGGCTCAAACTTTAACAACTTACTAAATGGGTCATAATATGCAATGATGTTGAAAATATCGGCAATACCTTTAAACACATCAAATACTGTTAACCCGTCTTTACTTACAGGCACATATTCGCTTAATGTAAGTGTTAAATCTTCTGTAATATCTCGCCTTATCTCACTTTTAAAATAGGCATTTGTTAAAGTGACATCTTCAATCCCTTTAAAATAAACCCTTATCACATCACCCCCTTGAGTTGCTATGTTACTTGTATCTATTTCAAGAGCTTCGCCACCTATTGTTTGCTCCGCTATATCTTGACCATTCATTTCAATACCAAATGTGCAACCGAACAAGGCAGCTCCTACCTTGCCATTTGCTAAGGCATCTATATTGGCATTGTCATAAGTCAAATCATCAAAGCCAAACTTTATTTTCATTTTAGCAGGGTTAGCTGCTACATAACCACCGCTTGCAGTATAATTAGGATTTGCTGTTGTTTCGGTAATTGGTAAATAAACCTTCGTACTTACTCCGCTTGCAGTAATAGCTAAACTTGCATCTTCAGCTTCAAATAAAGCATATCCGCTAACCGTTGCATAATCAGCATCACTTAGCGACCAAAAGCCATTAAAAGGCATTACCAACCTACTTGCATAATCACTATCAAGCCACTCGCTTTCGTAACCTATTCCTGCACTTGCAAAACCTTTTTGAAGTATGTTCTTGATAAAAAAGCTCGGTGTAATATCTGCTAAATCAAAAGAGTTAAAGTTCTTGTTGCCCCAATCAATAGGTGCAAATACTACATTTCCACTTGCTGCCGTATAATTCCAAGAATCTTCTACATTAGCCTGTGATAAGGTAAACGTTCCAAAGTCTAAACCGCTTACCATTATGTCATCTAATGCAGTATATATATTATAATTATCACCTATTACGGTCATGTCATAGCCAGTTGCAATATCTTTTTTAAAGGTCTTTTCAACTTGACCTTTACCCCTTAGTATTTCAATTCCATTGCTTATAATTTCGCAATCTTTAGGCTCTTTTAATGTGCTAAAATCTGCGCTATTAGGGTCATAAACATAATCAAATAAGTCATTATTTCTTTGCGTTGCAGGTAGTCTAAACTTTTTAGAATAACTCGCATTAACTTGATTAAGGTTGTGAACATCTGTTACCTTAAACGTCAAACCTACTACATTCTCAATCCCTTGAGCGTTAAAATCTACCAAAGTATTTGCAGCAGGTGAAAGGCTTTTTGGGTACATTACCAATCTATCCCATCTATTCCCTTGTTGACGTATATAATGACCGCTTGACTCAGTAAAACTCGTTACATTCATTTGATGTGCGTCTAACTCGGCTCTGTACACATCATAGTTATTAATCTCACCATATAACCCACTTGCAAGTAGCCATGTAGAACCATTAAAAACGTGTTTACCGTTGGCAAAATCAGTTAATAAAGTATATCCACTTGGTAATAAGCTTTCAGTTGGTACATCTTGCGTATTTACAATATGTGGTATAAATATATCATTTGCGCTTAAAGTATCTCGATACCTATGCCCACCGTAAATACTTTGCCAATCATAACCGTAATTAGTTTGCCCTGCCACTTGTTGCCATGTGCCGCTTGCCGTTTGTCCGTTAATCTCTAAATGAACACCCGAACCGCTTACATCATACACATAATTAGAACCATTTCCAAATATGCCTTCATTAAAGGTATACCAATTGCCATTATCTAACTTTATACCGTTACAACTACCCGAAGCCGTGCAAGCTATGTTATTACCGCTAACTGTCCATTGAGCCGTTCCGTAAGTATCTGTAATTGTGCGCCCAACTACAGACCCGCTAACAGGAGTTAAATAACTATGAGTGTCAAAATATGCCCCTTCATTATTTATCCTGTATGAGTTAAACATTTTTCGACCTGTGTTACTTAACTCATAACCAAATAAGCTATCATTTACACCATCTTTAGTAGGTAGGTAGGTGTTTAATACTTCTAATCTATAATTTTTAATATGTACTTTAGCATCAGTCGCAGGGTCATAACCACTATTCGCCCATAGGGTAATCCTAAAGTCAGTATCTGTTCCATTCTCCCCCCAAATAACAATATTCTCAATTGTTTGAATATTGGCATTAGGGAAGAAATAAAACCCATTTTGATAAACTAACCCATTATTCTTTAAATCTACCCATGCTCTATTATAATTAGAGCTTGGCGGGAAATATAGGTCAAAAACACAGCGAACTAATGCCCCCTTTGGTATATTTGTAATTGGTATTGTTGTCTGTTCAATGAACAGATAAAAAAAACTATTCCCACTTAAGACATTACTTGGATTAACTTCTAACCCGCTTGCAGTATAGGCTACATCCCAATCATTAAACCCCCCACTTGGATTATTTTGGTCAAAATATATATTAGTGTCTACACCTGTATAATTCAATGGTAATTTATGCAATCTACTGGCTCCAAACTGCCCACCACTTGACCAATTAGAAGAGTTATATAAAATAGGGTTAAAATTATAACCTATCGAGTCACCGCTATATTGGCTTAAAGGTGCTTCGTTTTGTGTTGCTCTTAACCCACTTGCACTAATGTATGCGCTATTGCCTTCTGTGCTTATTAACGCTCTGCCTGTGCTTTCTTCACATAGCATTACATCAACTAACACCCCGTTATCATAACGCTCTAAGTTCTTGTAATAATACCCACTAACAGGAGTTAAGGTTGTGCCACTTAACCCGCCTGTAATTGTAGTATATGACCAACCGCCGCCATCGTTAACCCATCCACTTAAAGACAAAGTACCCGCTACTCCATCACTCAAATCAATGGTAGTAGTGCCATCGCCTAACAAGCAATTATTACCTACTCTTGCTCTATCTTCTCCAAGTTCGTCAATTAAATAAGTCTGCTCACTTGCTTCATCAAATAAAGGACTTTGAAATATTAAATGTTGAACGCCCCCAATAGCTGCTTGATTATTATAAACATCACCCATAGGGTCATAGTTATCCAACTCATCAGCATTACCGTATCTTATTTGAAAGTCTAAAGCTCTACTCATTATCCTTTTTGCCTTCTTAATGCGTTTGCTAATTCATACTCAAATTGTACGTTAAACACTTCATTGCCTTGTATATTGCTTTCAATCAATAAAGAATCTGTAAGCAATACAATAGGTCTATATTGTGTACCTTCTTGCACCCATACCCCCGCGCTACTAAATAACTGTTTTAGCCAATTTAACTCATCTACTGAAATGTTTTGAGTACCTACCCTGAAACGTGTACTCATACTTGTATTTGGTCTAAACTTACCGTAACTTGTAATAGACTCATAATCTACTAAGGGTCTTTGCGAAATACTACTTTCAATATCAATTGACTGCTCTTTAAATGCGTAACAAGTAAAGAAATCTAAAGCACCGTAATTGTTTTGAAATACAAATCTAACAGGGCTTATTCTAAAGCCTTTGTCAATGTTTACGCTTATTTGTTGAAATATTGTATTTGTTGTAACTGTTTCAAATTGTACTGTGTAACTTTCAGTATCACTATCTATTAAAGGCTGTGTACCCGTATTTAATGTAAGTGCATTTATATTGGTGTATCCTATACCTAAATAGCAAGTTTGGTTACCTAATGTAAGGCTATTAACTACGCCTGTTGCCATTATCCCTGCTGTATCTGTGGTAACCACTGTTACCTTTACATTCTCTTCATTGTTGTAAAGACTTACAAACTCGCTTTCACCTTCCCTTATTTCAAATGTTGGCTTATCGGTCAATATTTTAGTACCGCTTATTGTAGTAAAATGTTCAGTTGCAACCAAACCACTATCACCCACATTTAACGCAGCGTTTACAATCCAATAACCGCTACTTGTTAAGGTATCCCCATCATTAAAAGTACCTGAACTTGTAAGTATCTTTTCTGTTGCTGTGATATAAAAATCTCTTATTGATAAGCCACTATTGAAATGCGTTTGGTTAGGTGTGATAATATCAATATCTGCCCTTAGATAATCTTGGATAAAAGTTCGCATATCAACCTGAAAGTTGTCAGTATCCCCAAACTTAGCCTGAACCGTTATGCTGTTTATTAGGTCGCTCGTTGTGTTATCGTATAAGCTAAACTCAACCGCTTCTAAATCGACCACGCTTGTTTCTACTTCAAATAATACAGGTCTATAAGCTATATCGTAATCCGTTGGAGTTGTTATGCTTGTAAGTGCCATTATGCTACTACTGCTTTAATTAGTTCTTCTCTGTATATTGCCATTAAAGCCGTTCTAATTTGGCTTATTATCCTTTGCAAGTGTTCATTCATTGTATGCTCAATAAACTCGGTTCTTCGCCCATTGTTGGTATATTGATAAGCTCCTTGTGTTGGGCTTCCTTCTCGCTTAATTGCAGTTGCGATTGCCCATGCCGCGCTATCTGCTTCTTTGCCGCTTGCTATACCTTTAATCTCTACCCACTCTCTGATAGCTTCAACAGGTGGCATACTTCCCGCCTTTCTACCATCATTCACATATTGCAAGTAATCAAGGCCAAATATCTTTACGTTTAAATCTCTACCATTAAGCTCTGATTCTTGCCTAATAGATGCAACACCGCGACCGCTTGCATTGTGCCCTTGCTCTATGAACTCCCTTTGAAGCTCTTTAACTAAATTATCTGCTATGTAATTAATTCTACTTAGCATTTCCAATAGTTGGTAAAGTTTAAAGTCATTCTAACGCTTATGTATTGACTATTGCCAAACCTTAATATTTCGTTGTGTGATTGTTGCCCAACTATTGACCTTTGCAAGTTTCTATCATTCGTGCAAGCTGTATTAACCACACTTATAAGTGTATTCATTGCCGTATCCCATGCCGCTTGTTTTGTTGTTGTTTGGCGTTGTGTATCGTTGTACTTCTCTAATACGTATAAGTCTAAGGTGTAACCAATATCACCGCTACCATGTCTTAACAAGCTCTCAGATGCTTGACCGCTAAAAGGTATTTGCAAAAATACTAACTCGCTATAAGCGTTTGAAGGCTTGTTTAAATCTTCGGCTATTGTACCAAACAAAAACTCTTTGCTTAGTTCGGTGCAAGCTGTTTCTATTGCACTAACTATATTACTAAGCATTAATAGAAGCTTTTAAATTGGTAACGTATGTATTAAGGCTATCTTTTACGCTTTGCTTCATTTCAGGTATTGCGTTTGATGTGCCTTCTAATGGTGCTTGACTAATTAATTTAAAGAAATTGAAATATGAAACGGTATCTATTTCATTCAACACTCTCTCAGCGTTTTCTATTTTATTTAAAATGGCTTTTAGCTCTTGAGTTGTCATGTTGCATTTTTACGAAATATACTAAAAAAGCCCGTACTAATTAAAGTACAGGCTCGGTGTAGCTATGAAGAAAAAAAGTTTTTACTTGTTGTTGAAGTATTCTTCAGTTTTAGGTTCTGCAATAATTAAATCACATACAATGCTTTCTAAAGTCAATTTATTAAAAGTAAAGTCTTGCTCAATAAAAAATATTGTTTCGTCATAGTTTTGATTGTTATCCATGCAGTAAGCAATATGCTTATTTATTCTTTTAGCAATGTTTAAAGTTTGATTAGCGTTAAAGCCTTGGCTTGCGATTGTGTTAAGTGCGTTGTTAAAAGTGTTCATCTTTGTTTGTTTTTGATGATTCAAATATAAAACGCCTTACCCCTACTAAATCAATCATTTCGATGAACTAAACCAAACCTTCGATGAATTAAAAAGCCCTGTCGTTAAACAGGGCTTAAATCAAATCAAACAAACATCAAAACTAAAGAACTACAAACTTAATATTAAATCGTTGACTCTATGCCATTCGCTTTGCATTAAGTAAGTGCAATCTAACCCGCTATTCATACAACGTGGTAACTGTGTATTTTTCCAAAATACAAACATCTTTTTGTTCATTGCCCCTGCTGCATGGATTAACCCCGTATCATTACCTATTACCAAACTTGCACCACTAAGCAAAGATAAAGCGTGTCTAACGTTGCCAATTCCTTTTGCGTAAGGTTGTAGCCATGTGTTACGCTGTAAGTCGTTTATACTGCCTGTAAATACTATTTCAAAGTTCTTTTTCTTACAAGCCTTAACAGCATTTAGCAAAGTAGCTAAATCAACTTCTTTTGTATCTAAGTATTGCCTTGACTCATTACCTGAGCCATGCACAATAACTACATAAGGCACTTTTGGTATGTCGTAACCTTTAGGCTTGTCAATATAGCATCTTTGACCGTTCCACTTCTCACCGATTACATTCTCATAAATAAATTGATAATCGGGTTTATTGTTCCAATTAGTACCCGTTAAAACACTTGTAAATAATGGCTTTGTATTTGGCTTTTTATCTAATGTATTAATAAACTCGCAATCTTTAAAACAATCCCTTACAAAGGGCAAATCAAAATAAACATCAATAGGATGCTTTTTAATTTGTGCTAAACGTTTAATAGCTGCTGTGCAGTTTATAAAATTACCTAATCCAAAGTTATGTATTTGATGTATCCACATTTTTTTCATTGTTACTCGCGACTGCTTGCTTTGTTGTTAGGGGCGATGTAACCACCTGCCCCTATCAATGCGAATGTTTTCATTTAATACTTTGTTTTTGATATTAGTCCAAACTGTAAGTTAAAGCATAGCCAATTTACTTCTCTATATTTATGCCAAAAACGTTCTTTTGTGTAATTTGGGTCATTGGTATCCATTCTAACCGTGCAAGGCTTTAATCTAAAATAAGGGATTATATCTATTTTACGTGTAATATAAACTCTTATTAAAAAAGGAATAGGTAAAAAGCTCAGGTAAACTGAGCCTTTAAAATCATACATAAAAAACTGCTTCATAGTTAAATATATTAAGCGTTACCAACTATAACGCCTGTTTCAGTAAAATCAATTACAAAATCTTGCAAAAGCATATCATTACCTAAATCATCGCCTTTATAATTTTCAATAAATTTAATCATTGCATTAACATCACCTTTTAAAATTACTTGTGCTTGGTTTCCGTTTGATAGGTTGCAATAAACTGTTAATGTGTTGTTCATTTTTTTACTTTTTGTTTGTTTGATAATGTAAAAGTATTAAACCAAACCAAACTACTAAACTATTTTAGACGAACTACGCCAAAGCTTCGATAAACTACTCTTTTTCTTTGATGTAAAATAAAGCGGTTAAAGCATCAATAGCATTTGTTTTTAATACCTTATCCATTGTTCCAAATATACCACTTTGGCTTAATTCCATTAATGCACCATACCAAAAGCCGAAACGCATCATTCTGTTTTGCTTCTCTTGAACTTCCCTTTGAGCTTCTCTACTAAGTTTAGCCATTTTAGCCATATTGCTACGACCTTTGAATAAAGCTTTAAATCTCTCAGCGTAATCCGTTGCCATTTTTGAAGCAAAAAAAAAGCCTGCCAAATGGTAAACATATCCACTTCAAGCCATTCACGCTCCCTTTGTAGTATTATTTCATCTTTTACTATTTCACCCTTCTTTTGAAACAATGTAGCACACATCAAGGCAAACCCTTCTAAATTTAGCTTTGCGCTTTTGTCTGTTGCTTCCTGTATTCTTTGCGTTTCACTCATTACAGCTTGCACCTGCTCAAAAGTGGCATCACTCCACCAACTACCATCAATCCGTTTAATCATTTTCGGCAAACGATAACCGTTAATATCTTTTAGCTTTTGCTTTTCAGGTAAACTTTCAAACGTATCTAAAACCTTTGTAGCAAACTCTTTTAATTTTAAATAAGGTTGCGACTTTTTTAAATAGGTTTCGTCAACATCAAATAGAATTGAGCATAATTTAAATACCAATTCGTCACCTTCCAAGTTCTGTATTTGGTGAGTCAATGTGTTGAATTGTCTAAGCGTTATAGACTGCCAACCTTCGAATATGTAACTACTACTCAACAATCTTATCAGCTTTATTAATTAACGCTCTTAATTGCTCTCGAATACCTTTGTAAGTGCTTGAGCCTTTACCTTCTCTTTGCCTTGCATCTACTATTTGACAAAGCAAACTATGAGAGCTTTTTAATTGGCTCAATACATCTTCCTTTGTTAGCTTAGGCTCATACTTTTTTCTTAGCTCTCTAATTATCTCAGTACGCTTTAAAGCATGGTAATTAGGCAAAGCCTTTACTTCTACCCTTTTGCGTAACTCAGGAACGCTTAATTGGCTTAATTCTGTTAAATCCATATTGATAAATGTTTTATTGCTCTTTGATAACCTTCTCTTACTTTTTCAATTGGTGCATCTTGCTCATTACCTGCACCGTAACTAAACAACGGATTAACGCTACTTAGCACCTTATTAACCCACTTAACGCGCTTGCACTCCTTAACAGCATCTTTTAAAAAGTTGTAATCACCGCCTAACTTATTGCCAAACTTTGCAGAAGTAAACGAACCTTTACAAACTAAAAAACCAATTCCGCTAATATCACCAAACTTCACTAAGTTCTTTTTAAAGCTGTCTAATCTTGGTACTATTACATTGTTAGAAGCATTAACACGCCACAATATCAAATCATGTCCGTTACCTTGCTCCATTGCTATTTTAAGGCTGTTTGGCGAAGTATAGAAATCGTCATCATCAAGAAATGCGAAGTAATCACCTTCTTTGCCTATGTTTTCAAGTGCCCAATCTAAGTATTCGTTGTAGTGTTGAAAGTCTGATTTGTTGAGCGTTACGCTTGTTATGCCTTGCACATCTTCAAGGTAGGTAGGCAACACATTCTCACTAATAGTAATATGCTCACATTCTATTGATTGAGCTTGCACCGAATCGGTGCACACCTGAAACTTATTAGGTCTGTTGTTGGTTCGGGTTATTACGTAAATCATTTATTAAATGGCGTTTTAAACGTCTCTGCTCCACGAATACCACCCCACTTATTTATGTACCTTATATGGTTCTTTCTAAACCGTTGTTCATTCTCTTTGGCTGCTTCTTCATCATGCTTTAGCACACCACTACCATAATGCTCAAATTCTAAATCAATCAACTCAATGTTAATGCCCTTTAGCTTGCATTGATAACGAAAATCATTATCTTCAAAATAAGCACCTTCAAAGCCTTCGTCAAATGGTCTTAACGTGCCGAAATACTGTAAGATAAAAGTAGGGTTAACAGCGAATAAAGCGAAGTCAGGTTGACCGTCTTTTGTTTTAGCTGCTGCAATGCCGTGTTTTATAGCTGCATTCTTTAGCTCTGTAATGTCAGGGAATTGTATGTCTTGATTTGCTATAATACAATAACTATCCATTAACCTATCAGCCATTGAAATCGCATCGTTCCAAGCTCCCGCAACTGAATTTACATCACGCTCAACAAATCGAGTTTTACCAAACAACTTATAAAGCTTTTCATCTTCTAAGTCAAAAGCATTTATAAAGCCGTCAGGTGGTGTTGGGCAACTATTAACACACTTCTCAAGCAACTCATAATTCTTTTGCTCACGTACATAAACGGGTATCGCTATCATAATTCAATCAGCTTTATCATTTTATCCATCTCAATGCTCCATGTGTGTTCCTGCACCCACTCTAAAGCTTTTTCACATTCGCTCTCAGCACCATTGACATAAATCTCATTTAGCCAAAAACAGGCACTCTCTATATTGCCCCTATGCCTACGCCTTGTGAAATCTCCTTTAGTATGCGTGTTATAGTCTTTATCAAGCTCATAGATGAACCCGCGACCTTCGCCGAGTATCTCAGATATGGTTGTATTCTTTGGAGCTAATACAGGGCAATATGCCGCCATTGCTTC